ATGGGGCCCAATGAATGGAGCGGAGGGCATACAGTTGGATGTCAGCGAGAATCGTATGTTCGGAAACGTGCTCTGTCATTATGCAGAAATGAGGTTATGCGCGATTGAGGTGGTGGATAGTTAAGGAACCAATCCCTGCCACCTAACGGTGGCGGGATAATTCGCTTTTGGATCACTCCATGATCCACAGGCTCATTAGGAGAATGAAATGTTCAAATTAAAAGAAAGCAGCGAGGCTTTTACGATGGTGGATGGGCCGATGACCGGACAGGAATTCATCCGTGGAAAAAACTATGAAAAAATTCCCGAAATGTATGCCGGTAAATTTGAGTTGGTTCCGGAAGAATCGGCAGAGGATGAAAAGGAAAAATAAAAACAATCCCTATCAGCCGTTGGCTGAAGGGATCAATTCGCCCAGCAGATTTCAGTGCGCTGCGCCTCTGAAACCTGGGGACTCATTGAGGAGGAATAAAAAATGCGAAGTTATATGGCGACAAACAATTTGATTGTTGTTTCCGCAAATCTCAAGGAAACCGCGATTAACACGGAACAAACGCTGGATGCATCAATGTTATGCGCTCTGAGTGATATTCTTAATCTGGACGCTCAACGCGAAGATAATTCAAGCGAGGCAACCGGCCACGAAGAACCGGATACCATATATGATGACGGCAGTCTCGCCGGAGGCCCTTTTACTTTCGAGAAAGCGCAACCGCAGCACTTCGCATTTTTGATGGCTTATGCTTTAGGCCAGATATCCTCCCAGGCAGCCGGTACCGGTTTTCAGCACACAATTACTCCAATTTTAGGAGATTTGGATATAAGCCGTTCCGTTCCATCATTCACAGCGGCGCAGAGATACGGGTTGACGGTTTTAAAAAGACGGTTTGCCTCGATGTTTGTTGATCAGGTGATCGCCACTTTCGCCGCCGGCACATGGTGTAAAATTGCCGCGACTCTCAAGGGTACCGGTAAACATACTGATAATATTATGTCAGAAACTGTCAATGCCGCAGGCAATGCCGCCTCTTTAACTTTAGCGGCAAATGGCGTGCAAGGAGCCGACGCGCCAACCAGATTGGCCAATGTCCAACAAATCAAGGTGGATCTGCTGGGAACCGGAGTCTGGACGGAAGTGGCTTTTTCCGCCGTTTCCGGTGCGACACCGGCAGTTATTACCATTACCGCACCTGCTGTGGCTGCAACCCTGGTTAATTATAAGATTATTTATATTGCAACGGAAGGGACTTGGATGACATTCCCGGCCAGGATCACTGAAGCTCCTCTGCGAATTGCCCAGATGTCTTTGATTATGGGCGGTGGATGGAACGGTGCGGCATTCGTCGGTGGTAGACGGGTGGAGTCGGAAATCAAAACTTTTGAATGGACATTTCAGAATAATCTGAAAGTTGAGTTCGTTCCGGGAGCCGGTGGAGCATACGCGGGCCGGGCACTACGCGACGGCCGCACACAAAAAATCAAAGTGGATAAACAATTCCGCGATTTCATTGTGCAGCAGCATATAGGTGATAATGATACTTTCGGCATTTATATTTTGGCGCAAGGCGCTCTCTATGATGCAACAAATTATTACCAGGTGGAAATCATTTTCCCGAAAGTGGGCGTTTTAACATCTCCGATAGCACTTGATGGTAAACGGTTATCGGAATCAGGTGATTTGCAGGTACTGGAAGACGGCACTTATGGCAGTGTCATTGTCAAGGTGAAGAATCTGCAAACGACATACGCGGGTTAAAAAATAATAAGGTACCGATCCCTAGCCACCTAACGGTGGCGGGATAATTCGCTTTGGGATCCCATTCGGGATCCACAGGCTCATTAGGAATGACAATAAAAGATTAAACAGAGGAGTCTATTATGAGAATATTATCAGATCAACCGTGCAAAGTGACATTTCAGGACAATCTATCCGGAGGCAAGATCACGTTGGAATATAACCCGCCGTCTTCGGAAGACCGTATTAAATATTCCAATTCAATGATCTCCCGGAATGGCCGGAAAATCGAATCAACAATGGGAGAAACACGTATGAAATTCGGGGCGAAAATCCTTTGCGGTATTGCTGATGGAGAGTTCCAAAAGGCGGACGGCAAAGCGTTGTCTTCCAAACAGGATTCGCCGGATTATGATGCCGGATGGAAAGATTCTGTCGTTAAGTATGCGCCGGATGTTGTCGCAACACTGGCCATGCACGTTTTTGAAAATGCGTTGATGATTAGCGAGACCGAAGTGGAGGACCCTATTTAGCGGATCTGGACGCGATCCGCGAAGGCTTATGCGGCGGTTTCCAGAAGGATAAGTGCGCAAACGAATTCGGCGACATTCTGGAATCGGTCTGCGCCCGGTGCGAACGGAAAAGAACGCAGGATTTAAGTGAATATACCCACAAGATTCTGCATATTCACGCACTGAAGAAAGCCGGATATCCATTCGGCAAAAATGATTTAAGCGTTGAGGAGTGGGAAGACCTGGGCAGGCTGGAATATATTATCAGTGAGAAAGAAAAAACTCAGGTCATGCCGGTGAATTTGATGGAGACGGAAGATGGCGGCTAATGCAAATACAATAAGCGTACAGTTGACAGTCAATGACGACGGATCCGTCGTGATGAAGCAGTTCGGAAAAAATTCCGAAGATGCGTTGAATCAAGTCACGACTGCCGCGCCGAAAGCCACATCCGCGCTCGATACCATAAAAAGTTCATACCTCCAGATCACCATCGCCGCTGCAGCCGCATATGTGGCAATTCAAAAAGGCATGGATTACATGAATGATGGCGCGAAAGCGCTCCAAATAAAATCCTCATTTGATATCATGTCTGAGTCCGCTGGTGCCAATGCTGATCAAATGCTTGCCAGTTTGCAAAAGGCAACACAGGGAACCATCGCGGATAGCGAATTAATGCAAAAATCAATTAAAATGATGACTCTCGGATTCGATCCTTCTCAGATCGAACAGTTTTCCAATGTAGTCATTACGGCATCACAAATCGCAGGCACTACCGCAACTGATGCCTTTGATAGATTGGCTGACGCGATTTCCACCCGCATGCCGCGCGCACTCGTTAGTATGGGTGCAGTAACTAAAGATCAAATGAAAATCGTGCAGGAAGCCATTAATGCCGGTGCTGATTCAACAGTACTCTTCGAACTGGCTATAGCCAATCTCGAATTAAAACAAAAAATGCTGCAAGGAACTCAGGATCAGGCAACGCTGGCCATGCAGAGATTTAAAGCCCAGGCGCAAGAGACAAAAGAAGAAATCGGCGTAGGTTTGCTTGTTGCAATGCAAAAACTTTACGGAGTATTTCAAGGCATTGGTGCCGCGTCTTTATTGGCATCGGCGGGAATTTATAAAATATTAGAAGGCCAATCTCTGTTAGAAGCGCAGGGCAGCGATGGGAAACTCAGTCAATATTATACTAATTTGGCCGCCCAATATAAAGCTGATGCCTCGGCGGACTTTGATGCCGCGAAGGAATTATCCACAAAAGCTATCGCCAATATGGATGGCATAGTGGCTTCCGAAAAAAAGGCTACTCAGCAGGAAATCTCTAATGCTCAAGCAAAAGTTAATGCAAAGATGGCGGCAATGAAAGCCTTCGTTGCTGCGTCAAAGGATACAAAAGATGTTCTTGCCGAGTTGATGAAACAATATACCAGCATGTATGATGCGGATGTTGAAGCGGCCACCCATGCCGCGAAGATGAAAGAATTACTTGGGCAGAATCAACTAACTGTTGAAGCGGAACAACTGAATTCTCAAGAAGATGCCCTCAATAAATGGTACAATTCTTCCGCCGATGCGATTAATAATTATGAAAAAAATCAAACGCTGGCCAATGCTAAACTCGATGCTTTATATCAAGATTACAGTAAAAAATGGCAGAAATATGAAGATCAGAAAACCGAATTGGCACCCAAAACTGCTAATTTTCTTTTAACGACCAACGCAGAAATGCTCAAAGAGATTGATCAGTATTCATCAGATTCCATTGATTATCAGATCGCCTTGATTAATAAAAAAGGCCAGACAAATACGATTGAAGGCCAGAATGAAGTCTTGGTGGCAAAATGGGTAAAGGATCAGATCAGCCAACTGACCGGTACACCCGGTGAAGGTTGGGATTCGGGTTTATCTCAATGGAATAAAACCATTCAAACTGAATTTTTGCAGATGCAGGATCTGGCGAAAACCACAGCCACATCCATGTCCAAGAGTTTTTCCGATTTATTCTTTGATGTCGCCAAAGGCCAGACGAAAGATTTTTACACTTATTTTTCATCGTTCATGGATGCCATGCTACGCAAAGTAACCGACAATATGGCTAACATGGTTACCCAATGGATATTAGGAACCAGACAAATGGCGGCGACAACCGGAGGCGGATCAACGAGTTCGCTTGGTAGTTTATTTAGCGGTGTGGGAGGTTTTATAAGTGATGCACTTCCCGACGATGCTTTTGATTTTTTGGGTAGTGTCGTGCCTATAGTACATTCCGGCGGTATTATCGGTGAAACTTCATTGCCTACACGAAATATTTCACCCTTTGTATTTGCCGGAGCGCCAAGATTACATAGCGGATTATCATCCGATGAATTTCCGGCGATCCTTCAACGCGGCGAGGCCGTTATCCCGCGCAATAAAGTCAAGTCTGCTTCATCCGGCGGCAACAATGGTATAGCACCAACAGTTAATATTACATGCCTGGATTCCAAATCGCTTCAAGATTATGTGAAAAGAAATGCGTCAATATTTCAGAATGTAAATATGCAGGGTTTGCGGGACAATAAGACCCGGACTGAGATGAAGAAACTACTTCAATAAGCTAAAATAAAAGGTTCAATCAGAATGATTGAATCAGCAGAAGGAAATAAACCATGCAATATCCGGCCACACCGAATCCGTCATATTCAATTATGCTAATCGCTAAATGGAAAACGGTTGTTTCGCAAATGGATTCCGGGATTGAACAGCGTCGCCAGAAACAAGTGCAGGACCTCTATGACGCGACGTTGACATATACGCGCCTTACTTTAGTCGATATGGGCACGCTTTGGGACTTCTACCAGTCTTGCAGGGGATCACTCATATCCTTCTATCTTTATGACCTGGAGGCCAACAGGCGCATATGGCAGATGGTTTATGCCGGTATCGGCGATGCAGCAACTCTTATTTTTGATTTGCCCGGTAAAAATACTTCCGAACAGAGTATCTATCTGAACGGTGCCCTGCAAGGCGGCGGATATACCATTCTGACCGGTGGAGGTAATGAAAGCTCCGACCGTGTGGAATTTACATATGCACCACCCGCGGGGACAATTATCACGGCCACCTTTATGGGCGACTTCAGGATCAAATGCCGTTTCAAAGATGATTCACTTACCCGCGAGAACTTTTTTTATATATTATTCAAAACCGGTCTGGATTTGGTGGGATTGCCGGTATGAGAAACTTTGACGCGCAACTTTATGCCGAATTATTAAAAGAAGTCCTCCAGCAGTTTTTTATACTGGAAATTCAACTGGCATCGGGGACTTATCGTTATACCGAAACGGACATTGATATTTATTATGGCGGCAATAAATTTTCTCCGCGCGGTTTTACCTTCGATAATCTGAACGGTTCATCCAACCTATCAGTGGATAATCTGGATATCGATATTGATGATACCGATCAGGAACTTTCGGCTTTGCTTCTGGGAGAAGATGTCCGTAATAAAATCGCGATTCTATATTATGGAGTGATTGCCAATCAGGAAGTGACTGGATCATTATGGGCGGATGGAGTTACATGGGAAGATGGTGTTGTCTGGATGCCTTCATATACCCAAAAGATCGTTATAGTTGAGGAATTTTTACGTTATATCATTGGCGGCTGGGAACTGAGCGAAGATAATTTAGCGAAGATTACATTGACCAATGAACTTGTCTTATGGAAGAAGACAAGTCTGCGCCAGCAATCATCCAGTTGCCAATGGGCATTCAAGGGAGCTGAATGCGGTTATACCGGTGGAGAAACGTGGTGCGATCAGAGTTATGAACGATGCCTGGCATTATCCAATGAAATTAATTTCATTGGTTTTAGATTTCTCCCGGCATTGATGATTACTGAATTATGGTGGGGGCGGACACCGAATTACACAGGATAATTCGCTCAAAGGCTCATTATGTTATTTGCCACTAAAATGCAAAAATATATCGGCAAACCTTTTAAAGAAGGCGCTTACGGCCCTCAGGCTTATGATTGTGTCGGACTTATCTGGCGGTATCTGCGTGATGAAGGGGTAAATGTTCCTGATAACTGGAATGGTCAGAAGGCAAATAATTATTTTCATTTGGCACGGGGAAGCAAACAACACGAATGCGATATGCTCCGCGAATGGGTTCTGACTTTAGGAAAGGAAATTCCTGTATCGTCCTGTGTTGCCGGTGATATTTTATTATTGGAAACACTGGGAATAATTTTCTCCGGTATTTATGGTGGAAATAATCACTTGATCAGTGTCGCGCGACATCTTGGTGTTAGAATTA